AACGTCGGTGCGGTCGCGGTGATGCGCGTCATGGACTTCGAAATGCCCGTGGCCACGGCGACGAGGACCTTCTCGTCGACGCCCTGCGTCAGCTGCAACTGGTTGACGACCCCGCCGGCATACTGGAACGCTTGGCCGAGGTCGCGGTGAATCTCCCAGGTGAGCGGCTGGAGCCAGCAGGCATCGGCAAACTCGACCACCCGTGGAGCGAAGGTATGCGTCCAACGGATGCCGACCTGATCTTCCACCGTGGCGACGGTCCCCAGGGCCGAGAGCAAGTAGAATCCGAAGATGTTCGGGTGAACGTCGAAGGGAATGGGGCCGGTGTGATCGCGTTGCCCCTGATAGGTCGGGCCACGCCAGGGGACGCCCAAGATGTTCGGCGGGATGACCTCCTCGATCTCAGTCTTGAGCCCCTCGCCACCTCGGAAGCGGTGGTAATCGGTCGCCGCGACGGGCGTCCCGAACACGGACTCCTTAGCCAAGCCGACATGAGCCTTACGTCCGGAAGGAATCGGAATCACCCCCTATGCTTGCCTCTTGCGTGAGGCTCACTTGTTTGAGATACTTACTGCAAATGGCGACGATCAAAACCGAAGTGCGGAAATGCCCCTTCTGCGATACTGAGTTCACTATCTACAAAACCAGGCCGCGCGTGTCATGCGGCAAACCTGAATGCTCCCGGCAAGCTCGCGCGGCGGCGGCAAGTCGAGCTCTGAAACGCGCCTACGCGACGGGACGCCGCACCGCGACATCGGGGCGATTGGATGTCCGCGCAAGAATTGCTGATGGCATGCGGCGAGCTCACGCAGAAGGACGTGCCACAGTCCCGGGCAAACGACCTGATGTCGCCGCGAAGATCGCTGCCGCAAAACGCAAGGATAATCCGATGGCGCGACCTGAAGTACGTGTCAAAATGGCCATGACATTGCGTATGAAGTATCGCCTTGGTCTTCTGAAGATTGTCCAAAACCCCGCTGCCATCAAACGGCGCGCCGACGCGATGCGCGGTAGATCCCTTTCTGAAGAAACCAGACGACGGATTAGCGCATCTCTCAAACGGGCTTGGAAGGACGGACGACTGACACTTGGCCCCCCGAAGGGGGTTCCCGAAGCTGAAATGCGGTTGCGTGAAGTGATTGAGCCTCTGGGGTTCATCCATCAAATGAAGATCAAGATCCCGACACCACAAGGCCATGGCGGTCTTCGTTACTACACGCCAGACTTTACGCATCCGCAATTGCGCCTTTGCATCGAAGTCGACGGACGGGTTCATTGGGACACCGTTCGTGTACGTGAGAAGGACAAGCGTGCCGAATCCTTCCTCGCATCCGCGAGGTTCAGGATTCTGCGCGTGACGAATGAAGATGTCATGGGGAACTTGGAAGTCGTCCTCCAACGCATCATGGCAGCAATCCCGCAGCCTCCCTAGTCGTCGCGCGCGTCCTCACGCTCAAACACTGTCGAACGTCGGAGCAGGTCGGCGGTCACCTCGGGGTCGTCGACCTCCAAGATGTCGCCGTAGGAGCGCACTTGCCCCAGGACTTCGAGCGGTTGCTGGCTGATGAACCGGATCCTGATCATGTTGGTCGGATCTCCACGTCGAGCAGGCTTGTCAGGTGCGCGTGCGGTGGCATGGCTTCCGGGAGGAGCCGCAGCGCGTGGCTCAGGCGGACCGGGTAGGCGTAGTCCAACCCGATGTCCCACGCGGACCCCAGGCGGGAGGTATTGATCAGCACGTCGGAGATCGCGTCCACCGCCACTGTCACGTCGGCCTCCGTCGCCTCTTGCCCCTCATGGTTGGCGAAGAACGTCTCCACGACCACGCGCAGGATGCCCAAATCGCCCCCTGGCATCGTCTCAGGGGTCACCGTCGGGCCCGGGCCTTCCCAGTAGACGTTCCCCGCCGGAAACACCTGGCTGAGCCCGATCAGCCGTCGGTGCTTCACCCAGTCGATCTGGAGCGTCCGCACATCCTGGCGGAGCAGGTCGTAGACCTTTGTGATGATGTCGGCAATCCGCAGGAACGCCATCGCTCAGGCGGCCCGATACCTCGCCAGCACCCGCTCCACGACAGCGCGCACCTTGGTCTCGAACGACGCCTCGGCCCGTGCAATCGGGGCGTCCATGAACGGCTTCCCGACCGTCCCGCGCTTCCCGATCGCACGCGCGAGGATGAACGGGTCGATCCCTTTCGCGATGGCCCAATCCCGGAGCCGTCGGGCACTCTCCGGGCTCTTGGCGCGCGCCGGATCGACGGACGGCATCTTGCCCGAGCGCCGGCCGTGAATGACCAGCCAACTATGGGGGGCACGGGGGCGCACGAACGAGGACTTCGCGGCCGTCTCGCCCGCGAGGGCCACCCGTGATTGCAACGTGACGCCTGACGAGATGCGCGAAGCCAGGGAGCCCGTGAAAGTCGGCGCCGCCGCGCGCGCCTCGTCACGGGTTTCAAGGGACTGGTCGCGCAGAAGCTGGAGGAGTTCCACATCCAGGTCGGCCAGCAGCGCCTCATTCGCCGCCCGCAGCCGATCCAACCCAGTGACCTGGACGGTGATCTCCATCGTCAGATCTGCTTCACGCGGACGTGGATGTCCGCCTCAAAATGCTGGCCGGTGTTGGTGTCAACCCTCACCGTGACTTTGTAAGTGATTCCGTCCGTGCCATCTTTGATAGTAAATTTCACCTGCGTTCCGACGACCACGGGCGGATTGTTTAGGAAGGCCGCCGTGACGTCCGCCCCGGTATCCTCGCGGATAGCGGTGGCCGAGGGATTGGTCAGCGTCTCCCCAGTCGCCAGCCGATTCTGGTATTCTACCGCCAGGGTCCAGACCTCGCTTGGCTGCTTGGTGGACGCCCAGAATTCGTCAGCCACGGTCAGCTACGAAGATGAGACTCCTCGTGGAGATGAGGGGCGACCTGAACGTCCCCGTCACCCCGCAGCGCGGGCACTCGTAACTGCGCTCCTGACCGTCGAACGGGACTGCGAGCACGATCCCATTGAAATCGAAACCACATGGACGACCGACATCGCATTGGTGTGCGCGCAGCGCGTCAATCAACGCGTCGCGGTGGCTCCCACCCCGCGTGACTAGTCTCGCGAGAGCAAAAGCGCGCAGTGGGGCGCCCAGTTCGCCAAGATCCGGCGTGCTCCCCACAGCGCCGATATACTCCTCGAAGAGCTCCTGGGGGGCGATGCCCGCCACGATCTTCCCGAAGTAGAGGGTTTGGATGCTTACGGGCACTACGGGCTGCCCGCGACAGGTACGCGCCTGACTTCTGACCAGCGCCTCGGCCTCTTCACAGGAGATGGCCTCGCCAGCGTCGACGGCCCTGGCCACGACAGTGAGCGGTCTCATACGGTCTGCCCATTGAGCTGGCTCGTATACGTCGTCCGGTGCGCCGGGTCGTTGGCGGGCAGGTTCTGCTCGTACCAGACCCCGATATTTTCGCCAGCCGCCAGCGGACTCGACGGGACTGCCTGATCGATGTTGTCGTCCACGAACGTGATGCCCCCGGGGGCCGTCACCCGATTAGCGATTGTTGCGGTATCACCCTTCGAGGTGTGAATCCCTTGGCGGATCCGCGCGTCGGGATCGGCCGACAGCCGCACCTGGGCACTTTGCAGACCCAGCGTCGCGTGGGTATTCTTCCAATGCAACTTGTCGTACCGGATCACGATGCCTGCTTGTGAAGCACTCCGCTGGAGATGTGAGTGACGGAAGCGTTCGTTTGGTGTGATCGTTGCTCGTGTGGCCCCACCTGCTCCCTGCCTGACAGTCACGGTCCGCGCAACATCAGCGACTGCCATCGTCACCTTTAGGATCCGCTCGAAGGTCGTGGTCCCCACAACCTCAACCGCTCCGTTTAGCGTCAGCGCCTCCGTTACCACTGTCCCAGCCGCGTTGCGTCCCTCAATAGTCACCACACGAGTGTCAGCACCATCGGAGACGACCGCGATGACGCTGTTTGCAGTGAGCTGTGTAAAGGTCGGACGCCCGAGAGTGTCGATAGCTCCACCACCCGTCGTGGTGTCGTCCGTCGGGTTGTTCGCGGCGATATACGCAATCAGGTCAGCAGCTACGATGGGCACAGGTCAATCCCTCCCGCTAATGAACGTCCAGCTTTCGCGCCTTCTGAGCAATGAAGACGGCGATGGCTCTCGAACCGAACGGCTCGCGCTTCACGACCACAAAGGCCCGGATGGGAGCGCCGTGCCCGGGGGCTTCCCACGGCACGACCACCACGGCCGCTACGGCGCCCAATGCTTCCCACGGCACCGAGACGTCCTGTTGCACGGGGCCGCCCGGTACGGTCAAGGCTTCCCAGGGCACAGCGTTCTGCGAGAGGATGTGCTGGAGCGCTGTCCAGGGAACGTCAGCGACCTGCACGACGCGTCCGAGATTCTCCCAGACCACAACCACCGTCGGAGCGATCGCCTGCAACGACTCCCAGTGTGGCACCACGATCGCTTGAATCCCCTGGAGCGCTTCCCAGGGCACGCTCTGGCTCTGCAACAAATCCTGGAGCGCCTCCCAGGGCACCACCACGGTGCCTATCGCGGTGCCTCCAGCTTCCCAGAAGACCACCCCAGTCGGGAACAAACCCTGCAGGGCTTCCCATTCGGTTTGCACCGTCTGCAGGATGTGTTGGAGGGATTCCCAGACTACGGTGTTGGAGGGAGCCAGCAGTTGGAGCGCCTCCCAATTTACCGATTCTGCGCCAAGCACAGCCCCTGCGGCTTCCCACGGCACGGCGCTGGTGGGGACGAGGAATTGCAATGCTTCCCAAGACACATCGACGGTGTTGCTCACCGGCGTCGTGGCTTCCGACTCGTCGTACCACACTTGCGTCTGCCGCCAGGTCGCTGGCAGCACCGCAATGCGTTGATCCAGTGGTCGGAGGGAGGCTTCCGTCTTGGCTTCTTGCGGATCGTCGTACAGCGCCAGCAGCGGGCTGTGGTACTCTCGCCACCAGCGATCGACCCAGCCTCGCCAATATCCGTCGGGGTCAAAGAAGATGTCCGGGGCCGTCCAGCCCGAAACGATATTGGCGACACCCGCAATGCCCGCACAGGCATTCATCTCGCCAGGGAAGACCTGGAAGGCTCGGTTGGAAGCCGAGGGACGCCAAGCGGGCATCTAGTCTTCCCCCACGGTCACGACGACTTCCGCAGTGGGTACCAAAAGACCAGTCGAATCGGCCATCACCAGCCCCGTTCCTGGCGGAATAGCGATCCCCCGTCGTGGCAGATCATACATGTAGGCAGCCCCAGTACCACCCGCGGGTTCGATGCTCGGCCCCAAGAACGCGGCGGCAAATGTCGGCTGCACAGTGAACTCCGCGAGGTCCAAGAGCATCCCGGACGGTGGGGCGATGGCTCGCTCGCTGTGATTATCGATGTCGGGGGTCACGGTTGACCCTGGCGTCCCACGGGCCGTGGATCGGCGCAGCAGTAGGGTCCGCCCAGCAGTAGGAGTGGAGGCAAACGTGACGCAGGCTTGAAACAGGCGAATCCGTATAGACGAGTGAGGATTCCAGACTTGAGCAATGGCATTTCCAGTGCTGGCATTCACGCTCCGCCCCCGCACGATCACCATCGCGCATTACCAGTCTTCCAGCCAATCAAAGGAAATCTCTGAAGCGGGCCACGCGGTCGCCGCGACTTGGATGCAGGCTAGCCCCGTGCCTGGGGGCACGACGAACCCCCCAGGATAGTGCCACCGCAATCCTGACGCCGCAAACGCCGAGGCCACCCACCCAGGCGCAATGTCAGACGCGTCCAAGGTCGGCTGCGTGGTGAAGGCCGCAAGGTCCAGTAGCACCCCGGACGGTGGGGCGATGGCTCGCTCGCTGTGATTATCGATGTCGGGGGTCACGGTTGACCCTGGCGTCCCACGGGCGGTCGCCCGTCGGCATCGGATGCTGTCCGCGGCGGCCCCGGCTCCTGTCTTGAAGATCGCAAAACTGAGGAGTTTGATCCGATGCGTCGCGTGCGGGTTCCAGAAATCGAAGAGGCAGTGATCGGCCGTCGCGGCTGTGGCGGCGTTACGCGCTCGACCAAGATACATGTCAGCCCAGCCACCTTTCCAGGGTGACTTTGACTTTCCCCTCCGGGACGACCACGACGAAGGTGCAGCGGTGACTATCCTTCATGTCGAAGGTCGCCTCGTCGATAGCCTCGGCAACGACGCCACTCTGGTCGATGTCTCCTGCCCGCAACCAGTCTGGGTCGTTGGTCCGCTCTCGCTCGGGGCGAGCAGCATCCTGCTCTATCTTGCGACGCGCGGCCGTGAGTTCGTCCGGGGTCGCTGCCCGCTCATGGAACCTGCGCCGCCGCTCTTTGGGCAACGACTCCAACGCAAGAAGCACCTGGTCAAAGATCATCAGGACACCCTCCCATTCACCATGCTCGGCACAGCCTGCGCGATCTCCACGACATGCTCCGTGTCCCAAAAGAGTGGTTGACTTCAACCCGGGCACAGCAGCGGCATCAGATTCTCGGTCTCTGGTACTTACTTAGTGCCTGCACGATGTGCGACGGCCAGCGGTCGAAGTCCAGACTCAGCCCCTCGAACGACTCCCGCGCGAGCCCGGCCTTTCCGCGCTGGAGGTACGCACTCGCCGAGAGCTCCCGGACGGCGCCCTCCAGGTCGTCGGGGATCAGAATGTCCGTCCCGGTGGGAGTCGTCAGCACATAGCCCGAGATATAGGTGATCAGCAACTTGTGGGGGTCCGACTTCCACCCATCCTCGCGGTAGAGCGCCCAGGTTTCGCCATCCGTGTTCTTCAACAGCACGTAGTTACTAGCGGCTGTCCCCTCAACAACCGCCGTCCCGTCAATCGACACGGATGTCACGGCGTTGATCGGCCAGTGGTCGGGCGAGAACTCGGTCTGCCCAAGCTCGCCCGTGTGCCGCTCGCTCGTCCACGTCAGCTTCGTCAGGCGACGCCGACAGAATTGCTCAGCCGCCCGACTCTGTCGCTTGATCAGATGCGTGATGATGTCGTCGTGTGCCGGAGGGATCGGTTCCGCCGCGACACCGATCAGATACGCTTTCACCTGTTCGAGCGTCGTCAGCATCTCGACATCCTGCCCTCCGAAAAAGACGCAGGCCGCCACAAGGGCGGCCCGCAAGCAGTCGGACGAACCGATCTCTTATCTCTTGAGCGTTACGACCACAGGCATCTACCGAGTTCCCCTGCGCCCGGAGAGCCGTTTGGACTCGGACGGCCAGAACCGGCCCTTATTCTCCGTGGTGTCTTGCTCCACGGCCTTGGCACCATACACATTCTGGGGCCATCTGGGCGAGGGGGAGGCATCCCCGCAGCTGGTGCAGACGAGGACCCCCTCCACAAGCGAGTAGGCCGGGTGAGTACAGTCCGCTGCTGGTCCCATTATGCGAGCTCCACGTAGGAGACAAGAGCGCGGAACTTTCCGCTAGTCAGTGCCGTGGCGTTGATGACGAATCGGATCGAGCGCTCTGCGGTCAGCACGGCTGGGGCTGAGGTCGCCGTCAGCGATACGCGCTTCGAACCCGTGGTGCTCCACGGCGCACCGTTCCGAGCAGCGGCAGCCTGGAGATCAGTCGTTGATTCGGCTCCGAGGGAGAGCGTATCCGTGGCCGTGCCGCCAGCCAGGGCCGTATCCACCACCAAGAGGCAGTCGATGACTCGCGCACCGTTGGGGAGCTTGTCGCCCCGCAGGTTGATCGTGCTGACGGCCCCACCGTCCACGGCGAAATCGTACTCGCCGACCGCGATTTTCACGAAGCCGAAGCCGAGTTCCGCCGCCCCGACCTTGCCAGCCCCTTCGATCTTCGCCATGTGATCCTCCACAAGAAGGGGCCCAGGGTATACCCCTGAGCCCCTGACTCAATCGAGATTCGCTTTACAGTCCGGTGACCTTCGTGAAGGCAGCCGGCCGGAAGAAGACCAGCGCCATTCGCATGTCGGCACGGATGGTCCGCTTGCCCTCCACGAACTGCGTACCCGTGAAACCGACCTGCACATCCACGCCGCGCCTCTCGAACAGCGAGACCCACTGCGGCTGGAAGGATCCGACATAGCCCGTGCCGGCGGCGATGATGTCCTGCTGGATGACCGGCAGGCCCCACAACCGCTCTGGACCGGCCTCGGACGGGTTCCCCCAAATATAGAGACCATCGGCCGTCCGCAGGAGGCGCACACTCTCCCAGTTGGTCGGATGGATGAGCACGTGTGTCGGCACGGCACGACCCGTCACTCGGATCAATCGCATGGCCTTGTAGAAGGCATCGGGGATCGGGTCGGCCCCCTTCGCCTGTGTGTTGATGCCGGTGAGCGTATCCAGCCCCTGCAGGTTCGGCGCAGTCCCATTCCCAGCCAGAATCTGTCCATCGAGCCGCTGGCGGAGACCGAAGACGAGCCGGCTGTTCAGGTAACTCTCAGCCTGTGCCACATCCTCGAGCTGCTCATCAGTCACCGGGACCGAGTCCGTGATCTTCCGCACGTTCGAGGATTTTTCCGTGAGCGCGAAAGTGGATTCCGCAAACGCGGTGCCCTCGGCCTTCTCCGCCGCCGCATGGGTGCGGGTCGTCTCTTCCATGTAGACGATCGCTTCCTGATCGGTGCGGCCCAGCGGCACGATGTCCAGAACCTGGATGGGGCGAGTGACGGCCTCGACGAATCCCGGCAGCCGGATGGACTCGGGTGCCCAGCCCGCCGTCGTCTGGAAGAGCGTCTTGAGCTCGACGTTGCCGAGCGTGTCGAAGCCGTGGAACTTGCCCAGAATGCCACTCGGCAAGAGATCATCAAACGCGAAGGCCACGCCGCCCTTGAAGCGCTGGGCCACAAAGTGCTGCTTGTACTCCGGCCGGGACGTGACCAAGGTCCCGAGCCGTTTCGTCTCACCCGCGGGTGACCCGTCGCCATCGCCCGGAACCGGGCGGCCAGCTGCCGGGTGAGTCCGGCGGTCCTGGATCTTCTGGTAATCACCCTCGGCGGCGGCCTGCTTCTCGGCCTCGTCATAGAGGGCGTTCAGTTCGGCCTCCAGCTGGTGGATTTTCTCCAGCCTGGCGGCAGTGGACTTGAGCTCCTTGAACTCGGGGTGATCGACCTTCGAGAAGTCGTACTCGCCCGAAGAGGTCTTGGCCGCGTCGAAGATCGCGGCTAGGACCGCCTGCTTGACCTTGAAGGTGTCGCGAAGCTCCTTGAGCGTCATGCGCGTGCCTCCTCTTGAGTGGTGGTCACCCCAAGCAGGCGCACGCGCCCGGTAGGTGCCTTCTATTTTCGGACAAGAGCTCGAGCAGTGTCAAGGGTTCAATCCCCTGATGCGCTTCTGCTTCAGGTCAAAATACCGCCGGACGGCTTCCTTCGTCGCCTCGGGGGCAGTGAGCAACCCCTCCAGCAGCTGCAGCAACTCCTTCACTTTGCTGATCTCCGCCTTGCGCGCATCAGAGAAGTCACGGCCATCCTTCACCCGCAGTGCGTGTATCTCGGTCAGCCGCTTTGTCATGGCCTCGATGTCCGCCAGCGCGGCAGCGAGCTGTTCGGCCATCGTCTTTCGCCCATCTCCTCGCCGCAGAAACCGGCTTTTGCCAGTCGATGCCTCTCCTTCGACCTGGGCCTGGATGGCGGCACAGTAGGCCTGGGGGTCTTCCTTGTCCTGGTTCTGTGCGACGCAATCGTCGAAGCTATCGTAGCCCGCGAACGATTTTTCCTCTTCGCCCTCCCCGTCGGGGTCGATCACCGCGGCGGCATGCTCCCTCGCCCGCTCCAGGTGGGCGATCGCGTTGCTCACCGTTTCCTGACGCATTTCCGGATCGTCCTGCCACGCGGCGTTGGACAGATCCATCGCGGCCTCATTCACATGCGCGACGGCCTCGACCAGTTCCATTTCACCTTCGTCGTGGAGGGACTTGGCGAGCTCGGCCAGCGCGATCTTTCTGACCCCTTCAGATCGCATCTTCTCCGCGCATGGAGGGCACAGCCGCTTCACCTGGTCAATGGTCAGCCATAACCCCTTCATCGCCGCAGTCCTCCCCTTCATCGTCACGGTCCTCGTCGCGACGCCCGCCCCAAGGAGCACAGGGCTGATCTCGTGGATGTTGAGCTTCTTCAGGAAACGGACGGGCTGGTTCTCAAACACGCCGTCTTTGGCCCCGCCATCAGGGATCGAGAACCCATAGCTCCACTGCTGCTTGGCAGGAGCATGCTCCAAATCGAACCGGAGTGCCTCGTACCACTCCCGGCCAAGGGCGGTTTTGAGATTCAGCTTGACCTCCGCGACCACCTCATTCCCCTGCTCCCGAATGTGGGCCTTCCCCAGGGGGGCCTTTCGCCAATCATGTGCGGGGACGACTGGCACGGTTTGGTCTCCGAACGCACCCGCCACGGCGACATCGTTGTCCTTGTCCACAACGCCGAGGGTGGCGATGATGGCGACTCCTTCGCCCTTCTCACTGAGTTCCTTGACCTGCCCGTTCTGCACCTTGACCAACTTCATCGCCGACCTCCGTCGCCGTTGTCAGTCACGGCCAGGGCCAGGGCATCGGCCCGCCGGCGCACGGTGAGTCGGCGCCGCGGCCGTCCATCCGCATCCAGACCTTCGTCCTGCTCCATCTCCAAACCGGGATTGTCCTGCACCATGCGGAGCGCTTGTTCTGCCGAGATCATGTTCATCGGCGACAGATAGATATCGCCTTCGGGGCCGATGGTGTTGCGATCCTCGATCTCGAGGATATCGTTGACGGATTGCCAGCCCCATTGCCGGGCCACGCCGTGGGCTTGATAGCGCTCCAGCGTCTTGCCGCGGAGGCGTCCCTCGAACTTGAACGCCGCGAACACCTCCCGCCGTTCACCGGGGTCCAGCAGATCGCGGGCGATGGCCTGTTGCCATCGCATCGCCCACGGCATCAAGCTGTCCGTGACATGATCAATATTCTGCTCTTCAATATTGCTGTAAGTTGATCTTTCGAGATCGCCCAGCTTGTGCGGCGCAAGGCGATAGATGCGTGCGACTTCGTTCACTTGGAACTTCCGCGTCTGCAACCACTGCGCGTCGTCGGGCGGAATGGTGAGCTTGTTGAATTTCATGCCCTCCTCAAGAATCAGGAGCCGATGGGCGTGGCGGAGCCCCTCATGTGCTTGCTGCGTGTCCATCTTGAGCCGCTGGTAGGCTTGGTCACTCAATGCGTGCGGGTGTTCGAGCACGCCTCCAGCATTCAGCCCCTGTGCAAAGAACCGGGCCCCGAATTCCGCCGTAGCCAGCCCCAGAGCAATGGCCTCTCGGTGTAGCCGGATCGGAGAGAGACCCTGCACACCGTCAAGCGCCAACGCCCGCACATGGAACACCTTGGACTTTGGCAGCACCACCTGCCCGGCGCCCAGCGGGAGTGTGATGCGGTATTCCAGCGGGGCGTCCACTCGTGGTCGGCGGATTTGCACCCGGAAGGGGTGGATCGGCCAGAGCGCGGTGATCTCTCCGAGCGCGTTCCGCTCGATCTCCGCGTACGCGTTTCCCCAGAGCGTGAGCGCGGCCATCTGGATCTCTCGAAACTCGCAGGAGGTGATCTCGGGATTGGGGAGATCATGCAACAGCGAGAAGAGAGGATGATCCCGGGCGGGTTCCTTTCCCCGATCCAATCGGCGATAGAGGAACAATGGCAGTGAGGCGAGGTCTTCGGCGAGGATTTTCACCGCGCCGAAGACGGCCGAAAACGTCAACGCCGCTTCCTCGGTGACCCGGATGCCAGGGAGGGTCGTGACGCCCAATTCCAGCGGCGCAGTGCTGGAGCTGACAAAGAAATCCTTTTGCGCAGGCTCCGTCATCCAGCGCTTCAATCGAGACAGGTCTTCACGCCAGGGCAATGGATTTCAACCCCCTGCTGTCATACACGCTCACGCCTGTCGCGCCCGATGCGATCGCATCAATGCGCGCCCGCCACGAAAGGACGGCGGCCATGGCGGCGTCGATCTTGTGCGGACTGTCGCTGCGCTCTTTCGAGATCACCCACAAGGGCCGTCCCTGCTCGTCCACCATGTGTAGCGGCCGGCGGTGGGCGTTGCCAATGTGGCGCATGAGCACCTCGCTGCCATCATGGCTGATCGCCCCCGACTGCATGGCCTCCACGAAGGCCTGCAGCGAGAACGCCATCTGCTTGTACCGATTGGTCCACCAGCCGATCACGACCTCATCGCCATACCGGCCAGTCCAGGTACTCACCCATGTCTGCCAGTAGGGCGGATCCGCATACATCCGCCAGACACGCCAGCGCTCAAAAGCACTCGCCACTGCGGCGTCAACCTCATCCTCCGGGACCACCCAGGCGTCCTCCGACCGCAACGCTGGCGGCCGCTCCCAGCATCCCAGCAGTTGTTGAAAGCCCGTCGTGACCTCGGTGGCGACCAGCGCCGTCGCATCAAAGATTCGAGCACCGTCAAATCCCAGGGTGATGAGGGCCCCCTGCGGAATCTCGTGGCCCTCGCGAACCAACTCCCGCCAGTGGGTGGCGTCGAAGGCGCGTTCGCTGGAGCGCACCATCCGGTTCAGCCAGACACGCTGAAAGTAGCTGGCGTCTGTCGTCGGATCCCGCGAGAGCTCGAGGATGGCATCGATGTCGGACCACGCCGCCGCCGCGCCGGACGCCTCGATGATCGCCGCGCGCATCCCCTGCTCTGTGCCGATCTCATGCTTGTCGCTGGCCTGACGGTGAAAGAAAAAGAGCCGCGAATCCTTCGCGCGTCCCTCGGCCACAGCCGTGGCATATTGATATGTGTCCTCGGCGATCGAGCCGGCGCCGGGCTCAAAGGCCGTCGTGATCTCGAGGCTCCATGCATCCGCCTCTTTCCGCTTGGGGACGTTCGCCAGCATCACCTGATGCGCGCGCCGGAGAGTCGGGAGTGTCAAACGATGTGTTTCGTCGAAGCAATTGAAGGTCGTGCGTGCACCGTCGCGGGCGTTGGGAGCGCTGGCCAGTGCGATAGCCTTTCCGTCGCCACCTTTGCGGAGTATGCGCTCCATCCCGATATCGAAATCGTGCCGTAACGGGCCTTCCGAGAGCACCACCCGTAGGGTGCCGAACGCGAGTTCGTCCGATTGCTCCTGTGTCACCGCGATCATCGGAATATACGGGTCGGTGACCGGCTTTCCGAGTGGCTGGCCCTTCCGATCCCATCCCGCGAATCGAACTGGTGCCCCCGCATGGAGCTCGCAGGCCGCAAGCCAGGCCATCAGCTCTGTTTTGGCCACGCCCTTCCGCATGCTGAGTGCCACGCGTTTGAATCGGCGCCGACCTTCTTCAGCGTGCCCCTTCGGGAAGATCTCATAGATGCGCCAGATGAGCGCACGCTTTTCGTCATCCAATTGCGCTGGATGCCCTCGGAGATCGCCCGGACCGTGAATGAGGTTCTCTTCGATGAACTCGCAGACAAGCGGCCCGAGGGTCGGATAGGGCCGTTCATCCTGCGGGACCATGAAGACCGTCATATGCGATTAGGAGGATGCGCCCCCCTTGACGACCCGCAGGATGCCCCTCGGATCCTTCGCAACCGTGCGCGGACGCTGAGGTTTCTCATCCGGCTGTTGCGGTAGGACGCGCCGTACTTCCCACTGGAGGCGCCAGCGGTCCAGCGGGCTCAGTCCGAACCGCTGCTCCTGCAACCGAATCTCCGCAGCGAGGTTCGGGCGCGGATCTTCCAGGAAGTTGTCCGCGAGGATCGCGAGCCTGATGAGTGCCGGCACATCGCTCGGTAGCCATTCTTTTGCCATTGGTGAGGCCCAGATTTCACGCCACCACTCAGATGTGAATCGGTGCCATCTCTTTCTGTCTGGACGCGCTGGCAGTTTCGGTGTCTCAACGGTCTTTGTTTCCGTGAATGCAGCCGCGGTGCTCGCGCGATTACGCCGCTGTCTCGTCCTCGGATCCTTCGGCGGTGGTCCTGGCATCTTTCTTTCATGCCGGTCTGTACGGGTTGGACCGCACAGGCCCCAACGTCCTCAACCCGTACAGCACTTTTCCCTCCTGGGCACACGGTTCATACTGGCAACCGTAGAGATTTGATGCCCCCCTCCCCCGTCGCGCGTTCGTGTCGCGTCGCGTGCGGCTCGAGTGATGCGGCTTGCAGGCACCGCGCAGGTTCGCCTCGTCGTGCCTCCCGCCCTGACTCAGAGGCACCACATGGTCTACTTCTGTCGCACGCGCCGTACATCCAGCCCAGCTGCACCACGGGTGGCGGAGGAGGAAGGCCGCACGAATCCGACGCCAAGCATACCCATACCCTCGGCGCGTGCTGGAGGGACGGTGCTGGTCCTCACGCTGGCGAGCCAAGCGGGCGTGGGTGGGGCAGTATCGTGTGCGGACGATCGCCGGACAACCTGGATGACTGCAGGGGGTGGGGAGGATGGTCATGGCGACACAAACAGCAACGCCGCCCCCGAAGGAACGGCATTTGGTTCGGTCTTTGTATCTCTATCGGGCCTGTGACTTGATGGACCCTTCAGCCGTTAGGTGTTGATAGTACTTCTCGCGAAGTGTTTGTCGGAACCCGCCAGCATCTCGGTCTTCTACGTTCTCCGCATTTGTGCCGAGACGCAGATGGCGTGGGTTGCAGCAAGCTCGTGTTCCACACGAATGAAGCACATGTGTTCCTGGCGGAATCTGGCCTTGGGAAAGTTCATAGGCAACCCGGGACGCTTTCAGCGGACTGCCGTTCACCTTGAAGCGTCCGTAACCGTAGCGATCCATCGTGCCAGTCCAGAGCCAGCATCTGTCCGGCTCCATCATGGCGACATGTTTCCAAAATCGGGGGGCGTGGTCTGCAAGAAGCATCGTCGTCTGGAGACACCTTTGCCAGTCGCGCTAACTGTACAGAGTTCGCTCAGGCGTTGTCAAGCGGCGCCCACGTAAGGTAGTGTCCTAATTTGCTTTGAGAATCTGGTCCTGGACCTGTCCGACGGTGGCTCCAGCGGGCAGCGATCGCAGTATGGTGATAAGGTCTTCGTAGACCTCGATCCTGATTTCCTCGCCACGCATGCGCTTACGACGCTGCACGATGCACAATTGTAGTTCGTCCGCCGTCATGGCCCCAATGGGCTGCCAGCGGTGCCTTCCCGCGGCGTCCTCGTAATGCTCGAAGATCCGAACTTCTACCCTGTCGTTTTTGAATTTGAACGACTTTGTTTGGCGCAGGTAGTCTCGGCCGCGTGTGGCAACGTACTCCAGAACCAATTTTTCGATCTCCCAATCCTTCGCATCGCGCTTGATTACCTGAAGGACGCCAGCCAGACCCCGGAGGCGTGTTCCGGGAATGCCCGTCCTGACCAGGCTGACGATCTCTTTGACTTCAAAGTAGGGTTGTCTGCTGGAGAGATATTCTGCGGCGGCTTGCACATGGGCGTCTATCCGGCCATAGGCCGTCCATTTCGCCATTTCGTGACCCACCCGGCTGTGAGTGTCATGACGTTCATTTTACCACGTGCGGCTTGCGGAGCGTCTTCTCAATTTCATGCAGCACGTCCTGGAGATACCGGATGACCTGAGGCAGTTCTCGGTTGAGATGATCTAGGCGCTTGCGATCTAACCCGGCTATCATCGTCGGCGCTGCCCATCGGACCCGGACGCGGCTGAACTCCTCAAGCATACGCCAGAGGGCAATCTCCTTGTCCGACTCCTTCGCCTCCGCGACCTTACGGGCAATCGTTTCGTGGAGAATCGCAGGTTCCTTCTCCTTCGTCGTGATTGGCTCCGCGCGGCCTTTGAGTAGCGCGCTCCTGAACGACGCTGGCAAGGACTCGTCCCTGATGTTTTGGACCGCTGCCTTCGTTTCTTTGGCCGTCCACCCTTTCTCTTTGACCACATCCACAAGCACCGAGCGTTGGGCCGCTGGAGCCGCCGCGATGGCGGCCAGGTGCTCATCGGGCAACGGGGCGGCGTTCGGGACCGACCTGCGGACTTGGTCGGCACGAAGGGTCGTACCAACCGTGTCTTCGCTCAGGTTCAACACTTCGGCAATCTTCACTGCAGGCCAGTTGGGATGGAGCTGGTGAATCCGGCGGATAGCCTGCCGCTTGTCGTCACCAGTGAGGCGCTTGCCATGCTGCATATTGGCAATGGCAGCATACTCCAGGGCCTCGTTCCTCGTGCCCGTTCTGACCTCGGCGGCAATCTCTTTACGCCCGAGTCGCTCAGCGGCTGCGACGCGATGGAATCCGTCTGCGAGTAGTAACCCTTCTTTGTTTTTGAAGATCACAACGGGAGGCAGTTTATCGAAGGAGGCCATATACTCCTGGATAAGTTCTTCGTCGTTCCTCTCGCGGACACTGATCGTAGGGTCCACGATGATTTCTTGCAATTTCAGCCTCATTCAGTTCCTCCTCCAAGCAGTGTCTTTTCGTCTACGTTCAAAGCCTTGGCGAGCCGTACAACCGTGAACCAACGGGGCCGTGTCTTGCCGGTTTCCAAACGATGGATTTCACTTTCGCTGATGCCTGCCATTCCCGACAAGCGTTTCTGTGACAGCCCACGCATCATACGAATCCGCGACAGGGGCGATCCGGCGCCCAGGTGATCCCTGCGAGGTTTGGCCCACCGGGTTTGGATTGCATGTTGGGAGATCTGCTTGCGCCGCTCAGGCGTAAGTTTCGCCGTTCGCGCTAGCCCGCCCCTTCTCCCTAGCGCCACCGCCTGCGGATTCTTGTGGCTCTTCACGCACCTACGATACTATCGGCTTAGTATGCTGTCAAGGACCATTGACATTATACTAACCGCTTAGTATAATGCTGACTAGAAGGTACCTCCGACACCGCGCTAACGGTGCCGGAGGGGCAAGACCACACTCTAGCGGGTTAGGCCAGAGCGCGGTTGGCTGCCGCCTCCAGTATATGGCCCCCGCTGCAAAACGGGAAGGCCACCATGAACACCTTGAAGCGAGAGAAACAGCTTGCAGTCTTATCGGCCCTTCTGGAAGGCTCCAGCGTCCGAAGCATCGAGCGCATGACCGGCGTTCACCGGGATACCATCCTGCGGCTCATGAACCGCGTCGGCGAGGGATGCCAGCGGCTCATGGATACCCGTATGAAGGGCTTGCCCTGTCAGTTCGTGCAGGTCGATGAAATTTGGACCTACGTTGGGAAGAAGCAGAAGCGGGTCAGACCGTGGGATCGCCCCGATATCGGCGATCAGTTTGTTTTCGTGGCGTTAGATGCGGATACGAAGTTGGTGCCGTGCTTTCTAGTCGGTAGGCGCGATGCGCCCAATGCTGAAACCTTCATGCTGGACCTTGCTCGCCGTATGAAAGGGAGAATCCAACTCACTACAGACGGTTTCCGGCCCTATGTCTTGGCCGTCGAGGATGCTTTCGGAGCGAACATAGATTTCGCCCAATTGGTCAAGCTCTATCAAGCCGAAACTCCGAATGAGGCCCGTTACGCCCCGCCGCGGATCAAGTCCATCACGCCAGCGTTCATCAGTGGCGATCCTTGGCCGGAGCGTATCTCCACATCGTACGTCGAGCGCCAGAACCTCACGATCAGGATGCAGGTTCGCAGACTCACCCGCTTGACCAATGCATTCTCCAAGAAACTTCCGAACCTGTGGAATGCTCTGGCTTTGCACTTTGCCCACTACAACTTCGTGCGGGTTCACTCGACGCTTCGCGTCGCTCCGGCCGTTGCGACGGGTCTAGAAACCTACACTTGGAACCTGGGGCAACTAATCGAGGCCGCCCTTGCCGCCTGAAATTAGGACACTACCCCACGTAAGGTAGTGGGTCAATTTGCCTTAGCGAGGGCTGCTGACTCCAGTAAAGCTGCGATCTCATCTACCGACCAGATGTGATCGGCAATCCCTGCGGCCATCGCCGGGGTTATTTTGATCGTTTGGTGGACTCGGCAAAAATTGTACTGGCTCTCCGGCCATTGACAGCAACGGACAATGGCGCTTATATTATAACCACCATGAGTACAAACTCGCCAGACCCAGATACTATTGATGTTGAGGAGCGCCGCAAGGCCGACACCAAAGGCGTCGAATGATCAGCGGGGAGCGGGTAAGGTTCGCGCGGGAATTCCGCGGCCTGACCCAAACGGACTTGGCCAGGCAGATCGGGGTTACACAGCCAGCCATCGCCCAGATTGAAGGGGGATTCAAGCAGCCATCTGGCACAGTCCTTGAAGCATTGGCCCTGAAGACAGGTTTCCCGCTGGCGTTCTTTCGACAGGCCGATCCTCCAGACTTTCCGTTGGGTTCACTGCTCTTTCGTTCTCAAGCGGCGTTTACTAGCCGCGAACGATCAAGGGTGTTTCGTTATGGGCAACTCGCCTATGAGTTGGTGGAGCGTCTATTGGCTCCGCGCGTGAAGCGACCAGCCGTTCGATTGCCCAAACTGGAAAGAGTGCCTATCAAAGACGCAGCGACCCTGACGCGCGATGCGTTGGGTCTTCCACCGCACCAGCCTATCGCCAACCTCACAGATGCCGCCGAAAGAGCCGGCGTCCTGGTTGTCATGCTCCCGACACCCATAGAGAAAGGCGATGCCTTTTCTGCGTGGACGGCGCTGCAAGAGCCGACACCAATGATTGCGATAGGATCGGGCACGCCTGGAGACCGCGCCCGCATGAGTATGGCCCACGAATTGGCAGAACTGGTCTTACACCATTCCATTCGGGGGCGGCTTGACGAGATGGAGCGGGATGCCAATCGGTTTGCCGCTGAACTTCTCATGCCAGAGGAAGCAATCCGTCAGGAAATCACACCTCCGGTCACGCTGACGCAGATCGCACGGCTCAAACCTCGCTGGAGAGTTTCAATTCAGGCTTTGGTCAGGCGCGCATACGATTTGGAGATTGTCACGCGGCGTCAGTATACCTACCTGTTCGAGCAGATCGGCGGCATGGGCTGGAGACTCAAGGAGCCGGAGAATCTCAACATTCCAGCGGAAAGAGCGCGGGGATTGCGAAAGATGATCGAAGTCCTATATGGCAACCCTCCCAACTACACGCGCCTAGCCACCGATGCGCGACTCACAGTCCATGTCGTGCGGAAATTCATCGAAGCGCAAGCGGAATGGCCGACCGATCGGTCAACGGACCTCGATCAAACAGATGCGGCACCAACCGTCATTTCCATCGAATCCAGGCGCAAGATTCACTGAACCTGCTTCCAGCGAGCACGGGCGGCGAGTTTGGCTATCTCCCTCCGGCGTCGCGCACTCAGTTTCTTCGCCCGCGCAGGACCGCCTTTCTTGCCGCCCAACCGTCCCAGTTCGACAGCAGCCGGGTTCTTTGGCGAGGCCGGAGTTGGCTCCTCGTCGCCGGTAGCCTTTGCCACAATAGACGCAGCCAGCCGATTGATGTCTTCGGGACCACGCTTGCTTGACCGCTTTGGCATACCTTGAGTATGCCACGCCCGTCTATGCTTGCCTAGTCATTCCCTCCTCTTGGCCGAGTGGAAAATGACCCACTACCCGTCTGGTTTCGATGAGCATGCATACCGTCCGACCGCATCACCCTTACCAGGGTTAGCAGGAGTCGGGTTGTGGCCCGTGATGGAATACCAGCACCCTTCCAGGCCCTTGCTCATCTACGATCGGCCCCGACTTCATCCTATCTCCTCCCGAATCACCCCTTCAACCCATGTCGCCAGCACCTGCCGCGTCCCGATGTCGCCCTCTTCGACCTCCGCCTCTGGGTACTCTGCCCTGACCTGTGCCTGTAACTGCTGAAAGTACCGCCAGGCGTCGTCTGACAATCGAATGCGGACAACCTCAGATCTCCCGGAGGCGGGGGGAGGCATAGGTGCGTCGCTGCAGCGGAAGGGTGTCGTCGCCATAATGGGGCTGGACCGTTTCCACGCACCGGCCAGCGTCGAGAATGCCCAGGGCTTTCGTCGCCTGCGCCAAGGGCTTCGGCATCTCGCGCGGGGGATCGTCCATCGCACGGCGCACTGCGGCGAGCGGGCCTGCGCTGACGGCCTGATCGACCAACACCGGACTCCAGCCGGCCCGCTTGCGGGATTCAGCGAACTCGTCACGGGTCTGGCGGTCGCGCTGGCCGGCGATGTGCGGCTCGGCCTCACGCACGGCCTGCTGCCGATGGAGTCGGCGTGATTCGTAGCGGGTCATGGGCCGTCGTGCATCTTCGGTTTTATTAGTCGGTACGTCGGGACATGGAAGATCGCTGCGATCTCTGCGACGGAATACGCCCGGCGAGATACTCCGTAGATGGAGGACCACATATCGACGTATTGCCGTTCACGCCAAGAAAGCGGACGCCCCGCGAACATCTTCAGAATCGCTTTCTTGTGCTGACGTACTCTCATCGCTTCACCCTCGCCCGCCCCTTGGGAATCAGCCCCCGGCGGACTTTGCGTGCTTTCACCGCCTTGGCGACTTTAGGAGGCAGCCCGGCCATCGCATTCGCGACGACGTCTGCCACCCGAACGATAGTCCCGTCAGCATACTCGATCTCGCCTGCATCATCCCCGTGCTCTTCTTCGCCCCTCCGCAACCCGCAATCCCGGCAGACGTCATCCTTGAAACGGTGAACGTGCGCCGGCAGCCCGCCATCTACTGGCTCCGTCACGTTCAACCGCACATCCCCCGAGATCGCGGTGACTCGCCCCGCCTGCGTCTCCAGCGGATCCTGGAAGAGCGGGTGCTGCGGAAAGGCGGCGGCCTCACCGTCCGGTGCCGCCGGCACCAGTGGGAGCGCCGCCTGCTGGGCGGCGATCGTGACCAGCAGCACGCGGCCGCGGAGCATCGTGAGGCGAAGAAGCGCTGCGAGTTCCGTGCCAGCCACATCCAACCGCAGACGGCCTCCGCCGTTCGATTCTCCGTCAATCGCGATCGCTCCGGCGCTCGGTGGGAGCGAAGCGAGGAAACACACGTCAGCTTCAGCGGGATCAGTCCTCATATGACTCCTCATGGGTCACGCCGGAGGCGCACCCGGTTCTCGAAGGAATGTCCTTGCCGTTTGTAACACGCGCTGTTCGACCGCCGCAAAGTCGTGCGCCACTTGTGAGAATCGCTCTGGCGTGAGCAGGATAATGCCTTCGGGTCCGGCCCCCACCAGATGCACATGGACGACCACCACGGGATCAAAGGCCGGATGACCGTTGCCACTCGGGCGCTGCTGCCAGACGCGTTCGATCACCACGCGGCAGGTGTTGCCGATGAATTCACGGACGCTGGGTGGTGGCACGACTTCACGCATGAGCAGTCTCCTTGGTGGATTCGGGCAACGCCCGCAGATCACTCAATGCGTACGCCCTCTCGGTCGCATCGCTCTCCAGGTATACCGCAAGATGACCCTCGATTCCGATGATCCCGATCTCTTCTTCTGCCCACGCTTTTGCCATCGTGTAACTGTCGAACGGCCCGAATCGCGTAGACCGTATGACGACCCACCAACGTGCGGGCGGGAGGGGCGTCATGACCTGAGGCTCTCGGATGTCGGGTACCCACGGAGCAACCGCCACAGATCGGCGTATGGACCTCGGCCACAGATCGCGGCCATCACCGGCTGGTACAACTCGCGCCCGTGGATGCCTGGGTGCGTCCCTCGGATCTTCTCCGCGATGATCTCGACGGCCATATCGATCGCCACCGCCTCTATCGGGACGGCCTCCATGTGCGTCCCAAGTTGGGCGGCCAGCATCCGGACCTCGGGCAGACTCGGGATGGGCGGCGCCGGCAAGCTGGGTACTGGCGCGGGTGGCGTCGCCCGCACATACTCCTGCGCCCGCTGGTAGAGCAGCCCCAGAGACGGGCGCACCACCGATTCCCGGCAGACCGACACCGCCGCCTTGAGCCCGGCCTCATCCGGGATCGGCACCAGGAGTCCGTACCACGACGCCGCCTCCCGCACGGTGAGGGGCTTCCCGGGGTAGGCGTCGGCGATCAGGTGGGCGGCCTTCTCGAATCCGGCCTTGGTCACGCCCGCCCCTCCGGCAGGCCCGCCAATGCGTCCCGGACGGTCAGCTCGTCGTACTTGCCCTCCAGGACGCGGATGGGGTTCTCGTCGTTGCGGGTCAACCAGTCGAAGTCGGCCATCCACCCGCGCGGCCCACCGCCTCGCAGGAAGGGCGTGGCCATGAGGCGCTCAAGGACCTGTCGCCACCAGTCCAGGTCCGCGTACGTCTCCATCCGGGCTCGTAGGTGAACCTCGCGTTGTCCAGACACCCGAAGCACGAGTGGGCGTTTGACAATCGTGTTCCACAACCCCGCCACTGCCGGGAGCGACGATGATGTCCTTTCTTTTGATGGTTCATTGATGGTTCTACTGATGGTTAGGGTGTCAGGGCGCGTATGCACGTGACCATTTTCGTGCATGCCGTTGACCGCTTTTGGCACCGGTGCCAAGATGGCACTGGTGCCAGCGCTGACACCCTGCCCCTTGTAGGGCGGCTTGGATTTTCCCCTCTCAAGACACAACCTGTAGACATTCGGATAGTCGCCTCCGCCTTGTCGCTCGATGGTGATGAGATTCGCCTTCCGGAGGGATGCCATGAGCCGCTTGACACTGCGAAGGGAGTACCCAGTCTTCCATGCCACCAGGGCGACAGCAGGCCGGACGCCACCGCCGTCATCGTGGGCGTGGTCGGCAAGCGCGAGGAGGACGAGACGTTGGGCGTGATCCAGGTCAAGGTCCCAGACGCGACTCATCTGCTTGACGCTCATCCGGGCGCCTCCGGGTCCTGGGGGTGGGGCCTGACGTCATACCTGTTCACAAGAGACCTCGACGCCCGGCTCCGCGCCGTAGCTCTTCCGCTTCGTGACCACAACGATCTGCGCGTCGTCGTGGAAGAGGACGCCGGTGAGACTGTCCAGCACCGCGCGCTCGAGCTTATCGAGGTCTGGTCGGCGCCACGGGACGAGCCACTGCCAGCGCTGCTTCGGGGTCCGCAGAACGTCGGGACGGCTGGTGGGCATCGGGAGGTGAAAGACCATCGTCATGCCCAACGGGCCATCCAGCATCCCCCGATGTGCCTGGCGAGCGGCATCGGCGACGAGCGTGCGCCACGAGCGCAGCTCTGGGCCCTGGTCATGCACCGCGATCGCGCGACCTGTCCCCCGTGCGATGATCGCTCGCATGGAGCCCTGCGTCTTGGGGACGCCGAACGCTCGGAAGTGGATCACGCGCGCTGCGGTGGCGACGGTCATGCCATGCTCCGCTCGAGCGACTGCAGGCGCGCAGCACGATCGGGCCATAGGCGCGCGAACCAGGCGTGGAATCGTTGCTCGTGGAGATGCGCGCGCCGGTGACAGCTCCGGCCGAGTTGCAGCCCATTGTCCACCTCGTATTTGAGCGCCGGGTGCGCTCCCCGAGAATACACATGGGCCGCCTCGAGCGCATGGTCAAAGTCCGGTCCGCCGCCACACAGTTGACACCGGTCGCCATCCCGCGCACGAACCATTCGTCCCCACCTGTGCATACGTGGATCAGCACGGCGATGGATCGCGCCGTACCTCCTGAACCCTTGGGCGCTCTGGCGAATCGGATGCCGACGGGACATCGGTGTGGCATGGATCACGGCCAGCCCTCGGGGAAGCAGTAACGACACAACCGATCCCCGTACTGGGAGGGAACCCAATCGTCCAACGGCTCGCGAAACTTCCTCGGCACTTGATCGACGTTGCAACCCTCACGTGTCGGCTGCTTGTGAATAACGCCAGTGCGCCGATTGCGGATATAGGGCTTCCGTGTCCGTTTCACCGCAACCCCTCCCGCACCGTCGCCACCGCGACGTCCGCTTCGTCCCTCGTCGTGAACCTCTCTGGACAAATGAACATCCGGCCGCCCACGGTGAGCCAGAGGCCGTAGGAGCACGTCCCCTCCTCGGTGAACGGCTGGAGCAGCCAGACGGTCGCGCGGGCGGGCTTCGCAATGGTGGTCATGCGGGCACCCGTTCGATGAGGATGTTGCTGATGCGGACTTCCCCACGTCCTTCGACGAGCTCCAGCGTCCGGAGACGACTCATCGAGTTCCGGAATGCGCCGCCTTCAGGCTCGTAGGCTTCACCTTTGCTACTCTGCGTCTGACTCGCCACGTCTTGCACTGACAGGCTCTGCGGGTACGCATCCGCCAGCACGCGGAGAATCTCTCGTTCGGCGTGACCGAGACGGCGCATCCAGTAGTCGAGCAACGCGGAGCCAGGCTCAGGGAGCGGTTCCCAGTTTCCGAGGGCCGCTTCTCCTTGAGGCGTGAGGCGTATCTGTCCAGAGCCTGCGATGTATTGCAGGGTGCGTAGCGCACTCATGGGGTTGCGGAAGGCCCCGCCGCCCACGGCGTACCCGGTGAGGAGTGCCAGTTGTGTGACGGTGCGGCCTTCGGGGTACTGCGCCAGCACCGTGAGGATCTTGCGCTGGGCGAGGCCAAGTTTCACGTCGCCAGTCGGGTGCGCAGGTCGAGATGCGAGCACCGGGTGCGGGGCGGGCACCGCAGCGTGGATGGGACTCCTCGCCGGAGGAGACGCGGGTGCGACCGCCCCATTCGCCCGGACCTTGGCCAGCGTTACCTGCAACTCACGGACCATCCCGCCGACGGTGGTCGTGATGCCTTCCAGGTGACCAACGCCTTTGACCCACACCCCGACAGCCCGTTCGAATCGCTGGAGGTGGCCATCCTTGAGCACGGGGACCTCCACGCGTCGTTCCCTCAGCGTCGGCAGTGTCACGGCTGCGGGCTTGCGCGCGAGCTCAGCACGGAGGCGTACAACTTCCTGCTGCAATGCCTTCGGATCGGTCTGTTTCGCGCGCTCAATGGTCGCGGCCATGCGCTCCTTGAGAATCTCTAGGTCTACTGGCGCCAAGACCTTCGGTTCTTTTGGCTTCTCGCCAAACTTGGGCGTGGCCGAAGAGTTGAACGTCTGGCGCTCTCGGACATGCACCTGCTGGAACACGTCCATCGGCGGACACCAAAACCACGCCGTGCCATTGGGGAGTTTTGCCCACGTATCCAGCAAAGTCTCCTTGCGCTCTTGCTGCGCGCGCGGCAGATGTTGAAACCAACTCTTGAGCGCATCCTGATCCCGCGGACTCATTGTGCGGAGCGCCACGAGCATCTCTGTTTCATCTAGCACATTCTTGTTCAAATTGCTGGAGCGTTGTGTGATCAGGAGCGGAAAGATGCCAGGAGTCCGACCGCGCTTGGTGATGTCTTCCATCACGCCCAGACAGCGAAGCTCATCATCCCCTGGGCGTTGATTGGCGAAGATGTCCGCTTCATCGACCACCAGGAACACCAGTTGGCCTGCATTGCGCTGGTAGAGCCGGGCACCAAAGTCCGCCACGAATCTGACGGCCTCCTTACGTGCCCAACGGTCCCGGCCGTGCGCAGGTACCAGAATGAAGCTTTGCCGGTGTTCGATGAAGAAGTCGGCGACCAGTGCCCCTCCTGTCGGCTGAAGGGGCACGTCAGCATGTGTGCCGCCCATGACGATAATGGGGTACCCTTCGCGTTTGCCATCTGCCGAGGCTTTCAAACCCCACCACACGTCCATCGGGTCGATGACGATCACGGGCATCATCTTGTGGTCAAGGATCTCCTCGACCAACACGGAAGCCGTGTACGTTTTGCCGGCACCGCGCACGGCGAGGATGCTCCAAACGTGCAGTAGTGCCTCACGGGGGAGGCTGAAATCTTTGGAGAGGTGCAACTGCTTCACAGCAACGCCTCTTGGTACCCGACCGGCGGCCGCGCCACCGTTGGCAACGTGCGCTGGCACTGCGGGCACTGGAACCATTGGTACGTACGGTGGGCACTGAGTTCGCTGCCTGCCCACCCGCAGGCACAGGAGAACCGCGCATACCCAGGGTCCGGCGGGCCGTCGTAGCGATAGCGGCTGCGCTCCCCCTGGCCCTCTTGGGAGATGCGGTGGCGGGCCTCACGCAGCTCGAAGATTCTCCCGCCATATCGGTGACCACCGACAATGGCAAGGTCGGCATGCGAGACCCACAGCCCTTGGTGGCGTTGGAGGAGCGAGAGAATCTGCCGGGTGGTGGGTTTCATCCGTCGTGAATGAGCACTTCTTGCCGCAACATGCTCGCCTCCACCGCCTGTGCCACATTCCGTACAGCTTGCCTATAATATGATTCCTTGAGTTCCACGCCGACCCCGCGACGGTGCGTCCTCACGGCCGCTCCAGCAGCACCGCGAGCACCCAGAGGAGCCCGATGAGGGTGACCTTGAGGGAGATGAACGCGCGGTCAGACCAGAAGATCATATCGGCAGCACGACTTTCGTTTTGCCCGTGCGCGTTCCGATGATGTCGATACATTCCCGGGAACAGGCATCCTGAACCCCGTCCTCGTCAGATCGCTCGTACCAACTGCCCGGTTTGAACCAGTCGCGCCCATTGTAAAAACCCGGCGATCGTTTCCCGCACCCATCACAAATGAACTCGCAGGCCATTACACATCCTCCTCCGAGTTGAACCGCGCCGCGATCGCGCCGAACAGATACCCCACCAAGAGCATGGCGACGATGATGGCCACGGCGATCCACACCTTACGCCCTCCGGGTGAGGCCGGTTGGCGCAAGCTCGTCCGCTCCGAGGTGCCGCATCTCGCGGTCCGCTGCGAGCCGTGCTTGGCGCAATCGCTTACTGGTCTCTCGAAGTCCACGGCGGGCGGCGTGATGCCGGAGCGCCTCCAGCAGTCCCAGGAACTCGCTCGCCTCGGCCGGGACACGCACGCGGTCGCCGTCATGGAGGAACTCGTGCAGGGCGGCGCGGGCGTCGTCCATCAGCGGCTCGCACAGGCGTGGTCCGCCGGCAAGTCCTTGGGACACTGGCGCGGACCGGAAACGGGGAGTCCAGGCGAGGGCACCTGGACGATCTGACAACCCGCCAGCAGGACCGTGAGCGCCACCAGAAGCAGCAGGCGCATCACCCGGGTCAGCCCCTTGCGGCACGGACTGCGGATCGTTTGATTGGGCGCAAACCACAAATCGGGCAGAGCATCAGGGTTGTCTCGTTGTGCCTTCGATTTCTTCAATGAGTTCAAGCAGTTGAGGATCTCGCAGATCCGGAATCTGGCGGACGGCTTCGCCGAATCGCTTCCGGGCCGTGAGCAGCATCTGGCCCTCGGTGATCCCGCGGGCTGTCATCAACTGCTCAAGACGCTTCAGCGCGGTGGCAGCAGCGGTCGGGGTCTGGGGATCGTCGTGAATCTCCCCGGTCTCGGCGTCCACATTGGCCGGTGCCGCATCAGGAATGGCGCTCGCCTCGGACTCGTCCAACCACCCCAGGCCAGCGATGGAGAGCGTCACGCGGCGCTTGCCCTTGGTCTCGGCCTTCATCATGGCGTTGGCCAGGGCTTCGCCTTTCAATCCCGCGACGTTGACCGCCCCGATGCTCTCGTCCGTGCGCCCGTCCTTCCCCGTGGCGCGCGCCGTGACGACGAAGAGATCGCCGATGTTCTCGCGACTGGTGATCTGCACACTGATCGCATGCAGGCGCCGCAACTGGTCGGTCGCGTCGCGCTTGACGTAGAGAGTCAACTTCCCGTTGAGCACGATGTAGTCGAAGGGCTTGGTCAACGGGTTGAGTCCCAGACTGTCACACACGCGGCGGTAGTACGTCACGCGCTGGGCTGGACTCAGGTCTTTGAGATCGCCTTTCAGCAATACGGCTTCCAGCAGCACCGCGTCAGCGGTGGCCGGAATGATGGTGGTGCTCATGAGATTTGCGGGCCTCCTTCACCGAGCAGACGGGTCAGGTTGGCAATTTCCCACCCGGCCGGACTCGCATCGCCCAACTGCCGGACGAGCAACCGAGTCGCTTCCGCGCGTGTGGACACGTCGAACTGCAGCCCGTTGAGGCTCGTGAGCAGGGCGCGCGCGGCCATCTGCTCATGAGTCACGTCTGCGGTGAGCGCGGCGAGCTGTTCGTAGAGGGCGGTCATCTGGTCGAGGTCGCGAAATTGCCAGGGGCCTTGCAGAAGCGCGTCCAACCGCGCCCGCAACTCCACGGCGAGGGTGCTGGGGCTCCCGGCTCCGGCAAGCCCGGAAGCCCCGCTGGCATCGGCCTCGTTGACAGTCATGCTTGTTGTCTCCGCCGCCCAGTTGCAATCAGGGAGATCGTGGACGCTGAAACACCATAGGCGTCAGCGATCTGCTGCTGAGATGTATGCTGCAGATCAACTCTGATTTGCTTGACTTGCTCGAAAGAGAGCTTACATACCCGTCCGGGATGTTTCACGCCCTTGCGGCGACCTTTCACCATCGAGTCGTGAATATTGTCCTTGTTCGTCCCCAAAAACATATGGTCGGGTCTTACACAACCAGGATTGTCACAACGGTGCAGAATATGTAGACGATTTGGGATAGACCCATTCACAAGAATCCAAGCGACACGGTGGGCATATTGCGACTTGCCTTGGTACCGAAACGTCCCGTAGCCCTGTTGATGTTTTGCTCCAAGCCAAGGGAAGCACTCGTTGTTAGGAGCTAGTTGTGCTTTAGACCAGAATCGTTCTGCGGTTGTCATCGACGTAACTGCGCCCCACGCCCGGCGTCGATGAGCGCGCTCCGTTCGTTCATGTCGGGGCCGGGGACCGTCGAGGTCCCAACGAATAACGGTCCTGGACTCTCCGCCGTCGCCAGGATGTCGAGTCCCGTCCCCTCACAGTGCTCGCAGGGTTCGCTCACGATGGCATCCTCGGGCTCGAATCCTGTCCGCCGAAGCCTGGTGCCGTGCCCGCCGCAGGCACTACACTTGACGGGCGAGCCTGACCGTTGATACGATGGGCTTGCCTGATTCTGCTTACCGCCGCGGTCGCCACCAGCGATTGCGGCGGGTTCGTTTTCGGTGGTGCTCATTGTCGGGCTCCTCTCGATGACTTGTTTCGTGCACCGCTCACCGAACCCACCATCACCTCCCTGGGTCGCTATAATCAGGAACGTCCGGTTCGGACAGGGGCCTTTCGGCGTCGCTGGATGATTTCCTTGAGCGCTTCCTCAACCAAATCCGCAACCGTCATTCCATCAATGGTCGCTGTAGCACGAGCCTCTCTCCACAGGTTTCTATCTATCCCGCGGATTGTCACGGGCACTCGGTTTGTTTTCGCGCCTACGGCAGTAGTCATCGCCTCTCACCCTATCGCAACATGTTGGACTTGTCAAGCCTTCTCTGCTCCCGCCGGCGCCTCATGTCAGCATCGCGAATGTCGAGCGCTTCTGCCAGTGACAAGCCATGTTCCTTGGCGATACGCTTAACTCTAATGACCCATCCGGGCGCACCTTTGGGCTTTCTGCCAGGACGAAAAGCCCTGTTGGGGTGCTCGTCTGGACGCACGACAGTCAAATGCTCCGGGTTTACGCAGGTCTTGTTCTCGCATAGATGGTGAATTTCATGTGCGGATGGGATCTTGCCGACAAAGTTTTCGTAAGCCCAACGATGCGCATTGATTACTCGGTGATGAGCAACACCGAAAACCCCATAACCGCTATTGTTTTTCGCGGCCGTCCATTCCCAGCATCCGCTAGGAACCTTGATCACTTTGGTGAGGAAACGGTCGAGTGGAGCGATCGCTGTGGTCGCCATACGGTTACCTTATCAAACAAGTCATAGACTGTCAAACTCAAGCCCTCCCGCCCATGTGTTTGTCGTAGAGCGCCTGCACGTCGTCCAACTGAAGCCGCCCGTAGAGGTTGATCGTCGTTTGGATGGACTGGTGCCGCATGACCTGCTGGATCGCAGCCAGCGGCATCTCCGTCATCTTGAGTGTCCTTGCCAACCCGTGACGCAGGAGATGCGCCGTGAGCGGATAGGAGAGCCCGATCGCCCGTCCCAGGCGTTTGAGCGTGCCCTCGATCCAATCGACCCGGCGCCGCATTCCTCGTGAACTGGTGAACACCCATCCAGAGGAACCATGGGCAGCGAGCAGGTCTCGCACATGGGACGGAATGGGGAGGTCATACGGCCGTCCGCCTTTCCCGATGACGCGGATCCGCCGGTGCTCAAGATCAATGGCCTCCGCACGCAGGTTCTGGCACTCGCGCACTCGGAGTCCCGTGTGATAGAGCAGTTCAACGAGCACGATCTCCTCAAGGGTCTGGGCAACCCGGCAGAGCGCGATGATCTCCGCCTCGCTGGGGGCGGGCCGTGGGGCCGCATGCCACTTCGGTTTGTGGACACGATCGCACGGATTCTCGCGTAGGAATCGGTAGTCCTCCACCGCCCACCGAAAGAAGGCTTTGAGCCGCATGAGCTCAGTCTGCATCGAGCGCCGCGACAACGGCCGCGCGACGAGATAGTGCTCGATGTGCTCCGGCGTCAGGGCCGCGAGGGGAAGATTGAGGTAGGTTTGGAGGAAGATTCGCGCGACACGAAGGTACTCTCGTCGCGTAGTGAGCGCAACACGTCCGAGAGATTGCTGGAGGTTGAGAAACTCGGTGTACGCCTGGAGCAGGTGCGCATGGGACGCGCGAACCTGCGTCCTCATCCAAGGCTATGGGGGTGAGCGGTGCCCTCTAGGGTAGACCGCTCCGGCAAGCGGTGTCAATGGAATCTACATTATTCAGCAGGGCTTGACGGGGTTCCTTCTGTGCGGAACGCGCGTGCGAGGGACGGACGATGAAATGCCGATCACCTCCCCGCCCAGGCCGGGAGCAGACGGCGACGGAGGCACAAGGGAGATGCCCGACCTGGGGAGGGGAGTCTCCGATCCCATCTCCCACACACAAGGGCGCGGGTCCCTCTCCGGCCTAGGGGGGGAGGAGTGCGTGTCTGGGCAGCCATTGCCACCCCATGGCTTCAGTCATCGTCGTCTGATGTCTGAAAGTGCTGATAACTAGCTGAGAACTTCTCGCGCAATTCTATGGTCCACAATCCTTGCTCTTTCGCCAGTCTACGCATGATCCATGCAGTGTTACGCCGATTGATCGACGTGGGTAAACCATAATGATCCCACCCCGGCATATTGAAGAGCGTCCCCATTGACATGGCCATCATAACATTGATGAGGGAATGACTCGCTGGTTCATTCCACTCATCATAGTATGATGCCATATTTCATCATATCACTCATGCCCCATTTCGAGCCCATTGCTCGCATGGTTTAGGATGATGACCCATGTTGAGAGATGCTCTTTAGGAGGCGACGGCGTGGCCGCTGGAGACCATCGTGGCGTTCGCGTCGAGGGCCGGTCCCTCAGCCGGGTAGACGTAGAGCGTGCCGAGATAGCGCCCGTACTTCTCCCGCCGATCCTTCACCGTGCGCACCAGCACTTCCCCCGACGCCAGGAGCGTGTCGAGAAACACCTTGGCGGCCTTGCCCGCGTCCGTCGGGAGTTCCGGGGCGTTGATCCCCGCCAGGCGGAGGGTCGTGCGCACGCGCACATCCAAGCCTAGGTCAATCTCGACGTGGCAGGTGTCGCCGTCCACCACCCGGAGGATCGTCGCCCGGTAGGTGTAATCCGGCTCCGGTCGCATCAGAACGCCCGCCAGGTCCCGACCACGCGCCACCACCAAGAACCTGGCGGCGTGAAACTGCGCCCGCCTTCGACTTCAACCCCCCACGTCCGGTCGAGGTTTCGCGTCAGGCGCGCGCCCGCGATCCACTGCAGTCCCGACTCATAACCAGCCAGCAGACGGCCTTCCCACCGTGGGAACGTGAGGCCCTGCAGGGGGACGGCCGGAGTCAATTTCACCTGGTCGCGCACACGCCAGACGCAGCGGGCCGTGGACGCCAACCGGCCGGTCGGGTCGCGGAGCAGTTCTACCTGGTGTGCCTCAAGCCCCACGGTCTCGCAGTTGAGCAAGCTCCCAGGCACGAAGTCCAGCAGCACCCGCTCGGTTGCGGCCTCACGGGCCGCAGGGGCCTCGCCAGCGGGGATGAGCGGGCCTACAGGCTGCCCTGGGGTTCCGTGGGCCCCTGGAGCACCCGGAGTACCCACACCGGGCGTCCCTGGGGTGCCTGGAGGCCCTGCAGGGCCTCTCGGGCCAACGCCGGGGGGCAGAGTTGGTGCGCGGACATCCCGCTCGATGATGATTGGACCGCCAGGCTGCCTCGTGGACTGGATCACCCGGAGGGCCTCGCTGAACGCCGCGAACTGCCGCTGGATCACCAGGTTGTTGTCCGCCAACAGGCGCGCCAGGTCTTCCTGCGTGATTGCCTTCGTGCGCGTGGCCGCCTCCTCTCGCTCCTTCACGATGGTCTCACGCAGACCAGCGAGGTCGCGGGCTTGTCGCAAGACAATCAGGCCCCCGAAGAGCCCGCCGCCGAGGAGGAACAGGATCAGCAACGCGATGATACTCGCCGCGACGGGGCCGCCGACGGCGTCGATGATCTTCTTCATGCTACCGCCTCCGTTTCTTCTTCGGCATCGGGCGGGTCAGCAGGTACGCAGCCGCCACCCCCGCCCCCACGGCGACCAGCGCCGCCACGACCACCCAGCACCACATCTACGGCTTATCTCCCACTCGCCGCCTCGACCGCCAACGGCCCGGCGACCTCCCGGAGTTTGTCCACGAAGGCCATCAGCCACACGTCCACCAGCCCATCCTGCGGGACGCCCGGCACTCGGAAGGCCACTGATCCGACATAGTTGGGGCCTCGAAAGAGCATGACGCGCACGGAGGCCCGGTAGAGGTCAGGATTGCGCTTCACGGCTCCGACTGAGGCGCCAGATCGCCGCCGCGATGAAGAGGACCGCGACGGCCCCCGCCGCCACCCAGACGGCTGGAGGCGAGGAGGGCAGGCAGAGAGGCACTACGGCCTGTAGGGTGAGAGCCATTGGGGGCAGACGAGCCCGTAGAACGCATGGTGATACACGAGGGCCGTCTCATGCGACCGGGAGAAGGTAACCCACCGCACGCGCACATCAATCCGCCAGAGGTCCGTGCCGCGAAGCACCTGGACATCGACATGCCGTTCAAACGGCACCCCCTCATCGCGGATGATCTCGGGGGGAGCGGTGGGAGTGATCCAGTCGCATGGGTGCGCCAGCACCGACTCCAGCCCTCGCGCGGCCACCCCCTGTGCACGCACGGTCAGGGCCGAGAGGACCTGCGCGCGAAGCGACAGGGCGTAGACGGCGAACCCGAGCAGCGCCGTCAACGCCAGGACGTTGAGCATCACCAGAATCTCAAGCAGCGTGAAACCCCGCATCAATCCCGCGCGGGCTGACACGCGAGACGCGTTCGCAGGACCGCGCG